CGGATTTTCAGTTGCAGGTAAATGCCTTGAATTATAATTTTGGCATAGTGGATAGAAATTTCAGAACGATAAAAACAGAGATGGTTGGACATATCAGGAAGTCACAGGATACATCTCCGGATCAGAGACTTGATGATATATTACGAATTTTAAATGGGATTGATGCAACAATAAAAGAAAAGAAAATGAATTTTATAATGGACACAACGAATTTTAACTTTACGTATGATAGAATCTGGCCAGTAAAATAAACTAATATTAAAAAGGAAAGACAATGTCCAACTATAAGAAGAAATTCAAAGAAGAATTTGAAAAGCCAACATTTGATAAACAACTGGATTATAGTGTTGGAGATACGAATGCTGATGATCCTATTTTCAGTAGTGCCTATCATAAATTTATGGAGAATCTTTTGAAGTCAAGAGATGTGGCTGTAAAGGATGAACTCATTGAAGAGGTAGGAAAACTATTCATTGAGCATAATAAGACCGTCCTTGATAGTATTGGCGAACTGTTACAAATTCAATCCGAAACAGTAGGAAGAGTGGTTGGTGAAGTTATGTCTACTCTTGAAACAATACAAAAAGATAATCTCAGAGAGCATAAACTTATAATGGATGACCTTAAAATATTTAAAGCGAATCTATTACTTGATGAAGAATTACTAAAGGCTCATGAGAAAAGACTTAATGATAAGGCTATTCGGATTACAACACTTCAAAAGAATGAGGCTGACTTAAGTCTTAAAATGAAAATCCTTGAAGATAAAATACATGTAAATATTCCTGATGATGTTATTGCTTTCATAAAGGATATTAAGGATTTCGCCCCGGCTATTAAACAGATCGCTTTGACACAAAAATATTGGAATATAGCTTCACTCGTTTTATATATAACAGTTACTGCAGTAATGTTATATCATTTTTTAGGTTAATAAGATAATAAATGATAAACCTGAGATTGGAACGGCTTTATTTAAGACCCACATATACGATAGGTAAGTTATATGTGGATGGGAAGTATTTTTGTGATACTTTGGAGGATAAGGTTCGGGACTACAATCGTGATGGTGATTTAAACGAACCGGGAGAAGAGAAGGTATATGGTGAGACAGCAATACCTTATGGTAGATACAGAATTATAATCACATGGTTTGCAAGGCATAAAAGAGATTCGTTGCAAATACTTGATGTAAATAATTTTACCGGAATCTTTATTCATTCCGGAACAGATGAGCATGATACACTAGGCTGTATATTGGTAGGCAAGAATAAGATTAAGGGGAAGTTGATTGATAGTCGATATACTGAAGTCGGGTTGTTTGATAAGGTTAAAAGTTATATGGCTGTTGGCCATGAAATTTATATAAATATAGTGTGATATGGAAAGTATTAGCACTCAAAAGGATAATCATGAACCTATAAATGGGAAAAATCTTCTCGTTATGGGTGAGATGGTCAATCGCATGATGTTAGCATATCGTATGGGCATGCAGTATAGTGGAGATCGTGATTTATATCAGGCATTGGGATATCAAACACAACTCAAGTTTGATGATTATCTTGCACGATATGTTCGACAGGACATAGCAAAAGCTATTATTGACCGTCCGGTAAATGCAACTTGGCAAGGACCATTAGAGTTAGTAGAGACAAATGCTCCTCAGGATACTGAATTTGAAAAGGCTTGGAAAGCACTGAATAGGGAATTGGGACTGAAGACTCGTCTGGCTCGGGTGGATCGTCTTACGGGCATTGGCGAATACGGTATATTACTTTTGGGTTTGGACGATGTGGGCGATTTGCAAGGCTTTCAGAATCCGGCTAAAAGCAGTCGTAAGTTGTTATATGTAAAACCGTTCAGCCAGAAGTCAGCACCAATATTAAAGTATGTTGAAAATTCTAGGGATGTACGTTATGGACAACCTCTGATATATCAGATCGAAGTGGGTGATCCAGCCAGCAAATCCAATAAAGCAGTGTTGGTACACTATTCTCGGATTATACATGTCACGGATGGTAATTTGGAGTCTGAGACTCTTGGTATGCCTCGCTTGGAAGCCATATATAATAGGCTGATGGATATTGAAAAGATAGTGGGGGGTGATGCCGAAATGTTTTGGCGAGGTGCTCGTCCTGGATATAAGGGCAAAGTGGATCCAGAATATACAATGACTGAAGAGACCAAGACCGATTTATTGAATCAGTTAGATGAGTATGAAAATAATTTACGACGTTTTCTTGTAAATGAAGGTGTAGATATTGAAGCCTTGGCACAACAGATTGCTGATCCTTCACCACATGTGGAGACACAATTAAAGATGATTTCAGCTGAAACAGGTATTCCTTTACGAGTATTGACCGGAAGTGAACGAGGGGAGTTAGCCAGTTCTGAAGATCGTGGAGAGTGGTTAACATATGTACAAGGACGTCGTGAAGAGCATGCCGAACCACGCATAGTGTATCCTTTTGTAAATCGTTTAATTGAATTAGGAATACTGCCTACTCCGGCAAAGGATTATACTGTAAAATGGATGGATTTATTTTCAATAAGTGAAAAAGCAAGGGTTGAAATAGGTAAAAGTCGGGCTACTGCCCTACGAGAATACACGTCCAATCCGATAGCCGAAGCCGTTATACCACCAACGGTGTTTATGATGAAGTTTTTGGGATTTACTACGGATGAGGTTGAATTAGTAGATAAAATCAGAGACGACGAAATGGAGGAGGAAGTTAAATTGCTAGCCAAGGTTAAAGAGCAAATCGATCCTACTCCGAAACCGGCACCACAAGGTGGACCTGACCGTTCTAATGCAGAACGAGGAGAACCACGTAAGAAGCCTGTTCCAGCAGGAACACCCGTTAAACGCACACGCAGACCAGCTGTATAATGAAAGATGAAATAATATATAATAATACAATTTATCGTAATTACGATCCTACTCGTACTACTTCGTTACGCAATGCTTTTGCACGGGATATGCGTCGGCGGTTCAAAGAGTTAATGCAAATCATACGTATAGCCATAGTAGAACGTGATTGTTTTGGTTTGATACATCGTGTGACTACTCATCAAATGACACCACCATTTGAATCTGCCTTTGCCTTTGCTCGTAGTGCAGTAAAGGTAGAAGAATTTATGCAGTGGTTACAACAACAGGTAGATCTTGGACTTTTAACCATACAACAGTTCCAACAAATAGGTAGTGGAGTGGAGACAGTGTGGACTAATATGTACGTTCAGGATTCTTATAAGCGAGGAGTGATTCGTGCTCGAGCAGAAATGATTGCTGCGGGAATGAATATACCATCTATTGAGGCTTCAGGTGGAATTGATGTTGTTATGAGCACACCATTTCATATGGATCGTGTTGGATTGCTGTATTCAAGAGTATATAGTGATTTAAAAGGCATTACCAATGCAATGGAGTCGATAATAAGCCGTATCTTGGCGCAGGGTATGATTGATGGTGATGGTGCATTATTATTAGCTCGTAAAATAGTGGCAGCAATAGATGGTACAAATTTAGGCACTTTGGGCATAACCGATCGGTTAGGACGTTTTATACCTGCTGAGGTACGGGCTGAAATGTTGGCACGTACTGAGTTGATCAGAGCCTTTCATTTAGCAACCATTCAGGAATATCGTAATTGGAAAGTATTAAATATACAGGTGCAGGGAGAATGGAAGACTGCAGGAGATGATCGTGTATGCGATCGTTGTGCTAGTTTAGATGGTAAATTATTTACTTTAGATGAGATAGAACCAATGATACCGTTACACCCAATGTGTAGGTGCATTGCATTGCCATATATTAAGGAGTTAGAGAAGTATTACGAAAAATGGAATAAGGAGGAATAAATTATGCCTTGGACTACTGACGATGTTGAAAAACATAAGAAAGGATTATCCGACGAGGGTAAAAAACGTTGGGTGGCCACAGCTAATTCTGCACTGGCTGCTTGTATAAAGAAAGGTGGCACGGATGCTACCTGTGCTCCACAGGCTATACGTATAGCAAATGGTGTAACGGGTAATGAACAGTACTTTACAATTCATACAGGGATGTTGGATTGTAACTACACAATGCAGATTAAAAAACATCAGGGACGCAATCATGTAGTTGTTCCTGTGATAATGATGGTAGAAGGAGTACATCGTGGTAGTCATGGTGCACTCTTACATTTGATTAATGATTTGGGGAAGTTCCCTGAAGCATGGAATGGCATACCTGTAGTAATAAATCATCCTGTAAAGGATGGGGTCAATGTATCAGCTAATTCTCCTGATATTGTTGATGAACAAATAATAGGTCGGGTGTACAATGCTCATGTTAAAGACAATGCTAAATTGGCTGCCGAAGTATGGATTGATGAGGAACGTATAAAGCAAATATCCGCTAATGTGCTACGTCAATTACAAGAAGGCAAAACACTTGAAGTCAGTTTAGGTGTTTTTAATGAGGAAGAGTACACACCGGGAGAATGGAATGGTGAACATTATGATGCTATTGCCCGAAATCACAGACCAGATCATCTTGCTCTACTGCCCGACGGAGTAGGTGCCTGTTCAGTGGCTGATGGTTGTGGCATCCGTGTTAATAGCGACGATCAGGCAATTGAGCCTATGACCGTTCGCACTATTTTTAGTAATAACGTAAAATTGGAGGACAACGAAATGGCTGAAAAAGTCGAATGTACTCCCTGTGTCAAGAAGAAGGTAGATGATCTGATTGCAAACAGTCAGGGCAAATATACAGACACTGACAGGGAGATGTTAGAAACTTTGAGTGAGTCAGTCCTTGACAAGATTGCACAACCCGTGGTGGTTGAAAAAGAAGTAATCGTTGAAAAGGAAAAGACCATTGAAGTCAATGTACTCACCGATACTCAGAAAGCAGCGTTAGCCTATGGCGAGAAACTGTTGAAAGAGAAACGTGATAACATGGTAAAGGGGATTCAGGACAATGCTGGAAAAGAAAATTGGCCTGATGATGTGCTGGTTAACATGGACGAGTCAATGCTCGAGAGAGTATTCAACTCCGTTAAGAAAGTAAAAGAAGCTGTTCACGACTATTCGCTTAACGGGGGTATTGGACTTAATGTGAACACAGGTGAATGCAAGGAACCACCTATGGCTCCTACAGGCATAGTATTTAAAACTAAATAAAAAGGAGGACGACAAATGGCTTACACTATTAAGCTGAAAAAATACTCTGATGTAATAGAAGAGTATATCGCAGGAGGCACCATACTTCCAGGCATGATTGTATTGCTTAAGGACGATGGTGTTGTTGAAGCTCACGATGATGACGCTCCGGCAGCATTTCTGCCGATGGTGGCACTTGAGGATGAGTTACAAGGTAAGAGTATAGATGACACATATGCATCGGGTGATCCGGTTCAATGCTGGATACCTTACCGTGGTGATATTTTTCTTGGTATTCTTGAAGATGGTGCCGATGTAGTAGTTGGTGATTTTCTTGAATCCAATGGCACAGGTTACTTACAGAAGTTTACTTCTGGTCATGCAGTAGGTGTTGCTTTGGACGCTTTTGATCTTTCGGGTTCAAGCGGTGAAGAAACATCCGTGTCTCCTTTGGGATACGCCAAGAGAATCAGGGTTAGAGTTTTATAATTAAGAAAGGAGGAAACATAATGACAAACGTTGATTTAATTGGCATTAATGGACAGGCTCAGGGTGATCTGGCAAATAAGTTCATAAATGAAGGTAAGATGGATCCTAATAAGATGCGTCCATTCATTGGACAGGACGGACAGACTTATTATTCCATCTATAAAGGTGGGGATATAGATGAGCCCACTAATTATCAGGTAATTCCCGCAATCGGTACCAATGCTACTCTCCGCAGGGATGAGTGGAAAACATTGGACGATGCCGTAGTACGTGCCAAAGACTATCGTCTTGGTGGTATTGACGATCTCGTGTCACAGGGATTAGTTTACAATTTGGGTAATGCTATGGGAACTACGGTTCTTGAATGGCATGACGTTGTAGGTAATCTGGAAGCCGAGATGACCATGGACGGTGTAACTCGTGCTCAGGGTGGTAGGGTAGATTGGAAGCATAACTATATTCCGATACCTATCATCCATGTTGATTATGAAATCAACATGAGAGCATTGGCCACTTCCCGTAATATGGGCAATCCATTGGATACTACTTTGGCTGAAAGAGCCGCACGTGCAGTTATGGAAAGACTGGAGAATATGCTCTTCACTAATCTTACTTATAGTTTTGGTGAGAAGGATTCCCATGGCAATAATACCATATTCAGTTATGTAAATCATCCTGACAGAAATCAGATCAGTCTGGTTAATGCTTGGACTGATTCAGCTGTATCGGGTAAGGATATAGTTGACGAAGTCATATCCTGGAAACAGAAAAGTATTGATGATCGTCACTATGGACCTTGGACCATATACATTCCCGCTGCTTACGAAACTAAGCTCGACGAGGATTATACCGGAGCCACACCAGATACTGCACCGAATACTACTATACGTCAGAGGATTATGGCAATCGATAGGATTAAAGCAATCAAGGTTAGCGATACCCTTACTGCTGACAACGTCCTGTTCATCCAAATGACTCCTGACGTTGTACGTCTGATACGGGGTATGGGTTTGCAAAACGTTGAGTGGGATACTGAAGGTAAGTTTGTCACCAAATTCAAGGTGCTTACCATACAGGTTCCTCAGATCCGTTCCGATGCAGATGGTCGTAGTGGAATATGTCATATTGCATAATTAAACAGTGACTAATCAAGTCCTATTTTTAAATCAAAATTATGGAACGTACAAGATTAAATACCGATCAGATGCAGTGGAAGAACACAGGACGTAAAATTTTTTATTTAAAAAATGGAATGTCTATCAAACCAGGAGCAACATTTACTGCTCCTGCAAAAAGCATTTCTATATCATTTCGTGATATTATTAAGCCTGTTGGTCAAAACACAACTGCTGCAGATCTTGATATTGTGGCTGTTAAAGTAGAATATACCATACGAAAACGAGGTACCAGTAATTGGTATGACATTGTAGATAAGAATGATAAAGTAGTCAATACAAAGGCTCTTAAGAAAGACGATGCTATTGAAATGATTAAAAATTTGGAGGTATGATTATGATTGCGAAACGAATAACCGAGGATACACCCATACTTTGGGTAGTGACCAGTAATACTGCCTATCGTTGGGGGCGACATCGCCTTCTGAAGCCAGGACAGAGATTTGAAGCTGCTAAAAAAGACTTACCTAAAGATTTGCTGGATATTGTGGTTCCTGTCGCTGGGACTACACCAGTTAGTCCTGCGGTAACAGTTACAAAGTCTTTTAGTCGTGCACCAGAAATTCTATCCATAACTGCTCAGGAAGATATTGTCAAGGAAGAGACACATCCGATTATTTCTGATCCAGTAGTTGCACCAACCACGTATCGTATCCGGGCACGTAATTTTGGGGAGTATTACGATGTGGTTGATAACAGAGGTAAGAAAATCAATGAACAAAATCTTACTCAAGAAGAGGCTGAGAATATGCTTAATGAATTAAAATCATGAAATGGCAGGTGCCTCGTATATGGGAGGGAGGGGATGTTTGGATACTTGGTGGAGGACCATCCGTAACTAAACAATTTAATATACCCGATAACATCGTACACGATGTAATGCAGGGTATTACTTCTCCCACAATATACTCTCCCTATATGGAGGCTTTGCATAGTAAGCATGTAATAGGAATTAACGTGGCATATCTTATTGGTGAATGGATTGATATGGTGTTCTTTGGAGACAATAAGTTCTTTTTAAGACATAAGGAACGTTTAGCCCTATGGCCAGGACTTAAAGTGTCCTGTCATTCGGGGATCGAAAAATATCCGTGGGTCAAGTATCTCCCACGAGATACGACACGTCCTCGGGGTATAAGCTCTAATCCTAAGACTGTCAGTTGGAATGCTAACAGTGGAGCATCAGCAATAAGTGTGGCTGCTAATGCTGGTGCTAAACGAATTATACTATTGGGTTTTGATATGACAACTAATGTTCAAGGAGACCGACATTGGCACACTCTTTATAAGAGCAATCCCAGTCCCGGAGTAGGACGTGCAAAAAATTCGAAGAAACATTTACCATTTGATACACATTTGCGAGGATTTCCCGATATAGCACGAGATGCTAAAGTGCGAAGGATTGAGATAATCAATGCCAGTCCTGATAGTGCTATTACGGTGTTTCCAAAATGTAATATCAGTGATTTGTTAAATTAAAGAATCATGGAATTAAAGAAATTGAAAAAGATTGGTGGTGGCCAACTCCATTTAAAAGATGGACGTACTATCAAGTCGGGAGAAACTTTCTTTGCTTATTTAGAGACTATACCTTTTGTTTTTAGAGATACGGTCAAGGAATATGTTGCACGCAAACGTACAGATATAAAATCGGTTGTTATCAAACCAATTATACCCAGAGCAAAATATGCTATTCAACAACGTAGAAAAACTGTATGGTATGATGTAGTGAATGCAAAGGGTAAGATTGTCAGTAAAAAGGCAATGCATAAACAGGAGGCGTTAGATTTTATTAAGACTATATGATAATGTTATGCGGATTGTAATACTATCACAAATCGACTATGCTTCTTCAGGCTTTAAATTATATAATGCTCTGAAACGACATACTGCACATGAGGTTTATTTATTTTCGGGAGCGGCAAATAATAAGTTGCAACATCCCACTAATAATATTGTTACTAATGGTAATCGCAGTAAAGTACAACGCATAGTAGATTCAGCGGATATATTACATTTTAAGGGTGATTGGCCTCCCAATACTGGATATTTGGGATTGCGTATTCCTGAAAAACCAATAGTGTTGACTACAAGTGGCAGTTTCTTTCGTAAAAAGGAACATGGGGGAATAGGAAAATTCTGCACTACCGATTATGGCAGGGCAAAACTTAAGACATCGTTTGAGACGGATTTATTGTATCCTGAATATTCTAATATATGGACACCGCATCCTATCGATAGTGATAACGAACCTAATATATGGACACGTAGTAACTTTCCGGTATTTATGCATATCCCATCGAATGCTATTCGCAAGGGCACAGCATTCGTTGAAAAGGTATTTGCTATATTACGTACCCGTATCAAGTGTGAAACGCATGTGATATCGGGAATAACGTTTAAGGAATCGGTAAAAGCAAAGCGACGGGCTACTATTTATTTTGATCAGTTTGTGGTGGGTTTTTATGGTAATGCTGCTATTGAGGCTATGCAGTGGGGGATACCTGTGGTATGTTGGCTTTCACCATTAGCCATAGCCCAAGCCAAGGGACAGTTAAATAATTGTCCTATTATAAATGAGGATCAGTCAGATCCGGAACATACTGCTGAAAGAGTTATTGTTGCTTTAAAGGATATGTCGTTGAGTGCAGAGACAAAATACTGGTGTGATTCACATCATGGCTATGCTGCTGTTGCTGGTCAGTGGAATCATTTATATAATTGTTTATGAAAACGGATTGGGAAATAACACAGGATCGGCAATTGCGCGATTATACTGACAAGGGAGCAAGTGTCTTTTCTGGTAAGGGAAGGAAAGGAGCACAAGTAGCAGGTAAATTGCTTAATCGGTATATTCCTAATGGCATATGTTTAGATGTCGGATGTGGGATATTGCCTTTGCCTGAGTATATGCGATTAGCTCCCGATGTGATATTTGTAGGAATAGATCCATTTGAGACAGATGGTCGCCAATTTAGATTTGTAAAGGGAATAGCTGAGGATATGCCTTTTGAAGATACAATGTTTGACAGTGTCATTTTTGCTACATCATTAGAACATATGATTGACCCACAAAAAGCAATTGATGAGACTTTTAGAGTATTAAAGAAACACGGATTGGTATTGATTTGGGGTACTTTTCATAAATGTACAGATCTAAAATATAGAAAATGGTGTGCAACAAAGTCACTTGCTATATATAACCATCCTTGGGCTTTTACGATGCATTCAGCAAATATGCTCATGCATCGGTTTAAATCAATAAGAAATATTGATATTACGACGCGTGAAAAAATATTACTCTATCGTAAGAATGGATGACTTAAAAGAAAAATATAGAGATTTATATATCGCTAATAAAAGTGGTTCTGCTAAATATATATGGCAGTATCATCTATTATATCCTCGATGGAAGCATTTTCTACATCGATTTAATAGTGGCAAGAAAATAAGAATACTTGATTTTGGATGTGGTCCTGGATTTGCACTTAAAGCAGGTAAAGAGTATAATTTGGATATTACAGGATTAGATATAGATATTGATCCGGTCTATCGTGACATACATGCTAAATTAAATGTTTCACGTGTTGTATATGATGGTGTACATATTCCTGAGTTTGAACATAAATTTGATGTTCTACTATTTCATTGGTCTTTTGTTTTTGACTTTTCACATTATGATTTTACAGGTATTCCACCAATTAGTGGCACGCTCCTTGAACAAAGAATACAACAATTAAAAGACATTACAAATGAAAATGGATATTGGTATATATCTCCTTTTACACATTATGAAATGGCAAAGGAATATGTAAAGGGTATTAAATTGAGATATTTTAAATTAAAGTAATGAAAGCAGTTGTAACAGGAGTAGGTGGATTTATTGGCAGTCATATCGCTACAAAGCTAATCACTTTAGGACATGTGGTTATTGGTGTAGACGATCTGAGTGCTGGATATGTTATTAATATTCCTGAGGGAGTACAATTTTTTCAGAAGGATGTTTGTGATATAATGTTGTATAGTGAAATATTGAAGGGGGTGGATGTTATATTTCATAATGCAGCATCTAAGAAGAATGTATGCATGCGTGATCCGTCAAGAGATTTGGAAGTGAATGGCATAGGTACGTTACGCTTATTACAGGCAGCAGTTAAGCACAACGTTGGTAAATTTGTGCATGCCAGTACCGGATCGGTGTATGGGGAGGTATCGGGAACTATAAGCGAAAACACAGCTCGTCGTCCGTGTAGTTATTATGGCATAAGTAAATTGGCAGGGGAGTCATATGTTAATCTTTTCCATACAATATATGGGTTGAATACAACCATTTTAAGATACTTCCATGTGTATGGGGATCGTCAGGAGAGTCGTCAGGAGACAGGCGGTGTAGTAGCAATCTTTGCCGACAAGATACAAAAGGGAGAGGATATAATAATCCATGGCGATGGCACTCAAAAGCGAGTATTTACTTATGTAGATGATATTGTTGATGCTAATATACAATCATGGCAGAATTCATTGGCTACAGGCAAAGTGTATAATTGTGCATCGCTATATCAAATGGATATAAATTCATTGGCTATATTGCTTATGAATAAATATGCTCGTAAAGTCAATGTTATATATAAAGACCCCTTGGTGGGAGATATAACAAATTTTAATGTGGATTCTACTAAAATACAATACGATCTTTGTGTTACGTTTAGACCAATTGATAGTATATTATGAAAATAGTTGTTGCTGCCTTTGCTTATAATGAGCGTAAATACATTTCACATATGGTAGATTACTACCAAAGTCAGGGATGTGAATTATTGATTTTAGATAACTATTCCAACGATGGAACGTATGAGTGGTTGGTTGAAAATAAGATACGTACTCTACGAGTAGATACTAATGAGTCATTTCATTTAGCAAAATTACAGCATACTTTATTACATGAATTAACTAAAGTGTGTCCTGATTGGGTGGTATATACTGGAATAGACACATATTTCTATTTTGAAGGTACAATACGAGCAGAGATTGAACGGGCAGCATATTTTAATTATAATACAATACAAACCACACATTTAGAAGCATACAATACAGGAGAAAATTTTGCACTACCATTTCAGGATAACTATTTTTATATAGATATAAAAAAACGCAAACGAGAAATGATTGCTAAATATGATGCAAAAGGATTTCGCTTAATTGCCGATACGATACGCATTCATAATAAAAAGATATATGCCAGCGATGGAATGTTAATTAATTATGGGCAGTGTAAGCCCAAAGCCGAGCGTAAAGAAACATATGCTCGTAGGCGTAAGGCATGGAAGTTGGGAGAGCCCGAAGGACATGGCCAACATTATGTCATTAATCAGGCACATAATTGGATTTGGACTAAAGAAGAACTTTTAGATATTCGTGAGACACCTTATTATAGGATGATAAAATGATTGCCTTAATTACACCAACAGGAGCCCGTCCACGGCAGATTAATCTGTGTGCAAAATTTATGTATAATCAAGATTATACGGGAGAGGTGCTTTGGATAATTGTAGATGATGCTTTGCCTATAACAGCCAATACCATCCCTGACGATTTCCGTGACGATTGGACTATTATAAAGGTATTTCCTGAACAGAAGTGGTCAGTAGGACATAATACACAGACGAGTAATTTATTGGCAGGTTTAGAGGTTGTTAAGCAATATGATGTTGAGGCAATATTTATGATTGAAGACGATGATTATTATACTCCTCGATATTTGAGTACAATGGTTGAACGCTTGAAGGGATATTTTCTTGTTGGAGAAATAAAAACAATTTACTACAATGTTACCTTACGGGGGTACATACCAAATCATAATGTTCGATGGGCAAGTTTATTTCAAACTGCACTTACTCCAGAAGTAATTCCGGTATTATCAAATGTGTGTCGTAATAGACATATTTTTGTGGATATGTATTTATTCAAGGATATGTTTAAAATTTCAAGGAGTAAGGTAAATTTATTTGTTGATGGCAATTTGGCTATTGGCATCAAAGGACTTCCTGGGCGATGGGGAATAGGTATGGGACATAGAAAAACATCACGTTTGATTCCTGATCCTGATTTTACAAAGTTGAAAGAATTAATAGGAGAAGACTATAAATATTACGAATGAATCAACCAATATTTGTAACCGGAGTTGAGCGATCGGGTAGTACATTGATTGCTAAAATATTTGATATTTGTGGAGTATTTATAGGAACTAGTTCGACAATGTATGAAAACTATGCAATGACTTTGGCAATGGATCAGTTTCTGTGTACACGTAAGAATGGTTTGTTTCCCGATCTTAAAAATCTGAATATCCCGATGGATTGGCAGGAAAAGATACAAAAGACATTGAAAGTTGAGGGATATAAGGATGGTCCATGGTTGTGCAAGAGTTCAAAGTTGGGACAGATGTGGCCAGTATGGAATTACGCCTATCCTAATGCACGTTGGATAATTGTTCGTCGTCGTACAGGAGATATTATTGAGTCTTGTGTAAAGACAGGATACATGACCATGTTTAAGGATATGTCAAATCAGAAATTGGTAGGGGTTACTACGGAGGAAGATGGTTGGAAATGGTGGGTTCATCAATACGAGCGACGTTTTGTCACTATGATTGAGGCAGGTGTAAATTGTCGTATTGTTTGGCCAGAACGTATGGTCGTGGGGGATTATCAGCAAATATATGAAACCCTTGATTGGTTGGGTTTACAATGGGATAGTAAAATAGTAGAAACAATTGATCCAATGTTAATTAAAAGTAGGAGGAAAGGCAAATGGCATATTACGTAACTCCGGATGAGGTGCAATCGATTATGAAGACAAATCTTTTGACGGACGATCAGATTGATCCTTATATCAAGTCGACTCATTTATTTATTCTGAGAGTATTCGCAGGAAACACATCTTTATCGGCGATCACATTATCAGAGATTGAAAAATGGTTTACAGCACATATAATTGCTACTATACATGATCGACCAGCATCCCAAGAAAAGATTGGTGATGCCTCAATAAGTTATGCCGATACGTATGCTGGCGGATTAGCATCGACTACGTATGGACAGATGGTTATGATATTGGATACAACGGGTTTGATTGCAAAGGCAGGGAAGATGAAAGCAAGTATTTATGCAATTAAAAGTTTTACAGATGAGTATAATGAGCATGGTGAATTCTAAATGTACACAGATAGCAGTGTATTGGGGTAATCCACAGGAAGATGGTTATGGGGGTAAGACCTATGACGATGCAGTGGAAATACCATGTCGTTGGGAGGATAAGACACAGATTTTGGGATCTGTTACAGGATCACAGGTTTTGGGTTTTCAGGAACTCGATCGGGGCACAATATATGTCATTCAGGATTTGGACGAGGAGGGATTATTATATTTAGGAAAACTTGATGAGTTATCACAAGGTGAAATCGACGATCCTAAAACTATAGAACGGGCACATATGATCAAGCGATTTGAAAAGATACCTGCTTTAGGATCAAGAACGGATTTTTTGCGTGTTGCCTATTTAACACAACGTTTAAGTCAATAACAATGGCCAAGCAATTTAATTTTTCAAATAGAGGGGGAATGGGTGTGCATCCCGGCACGTATGTCAAAGGATTTGATATAGTAATGCGTAATTTGAATAAAGAAATTACAGCATTAAAGCATCGTAGTGAGCGTGGGTTAGTATTAGCAGCAGCATTGGTTCGTCGATCTACGGAGATTAAACCACCATTGACTCCCGTGGATATTGGTAATTTACGTGCTAGTTGGTTTGTGGTTTCCCCCTCGGGTGTGGAAGCTGATCCTTTGGGATATTCCGGGCAGTTTAGTAGAGGACCTGGATTGAGTGGGAAGATTGAAACACGTATTGCTGAAATGGCATCGAATCATGCTAAAGCTATTTCTGAAGCACAGGGATTAGTATTATCAAGTAGTAGACGCAATCCTTTTGTGGTTATGGGATATAGCATGATATATGCAGCAGCAGTACATGAGATGATGGAACGCCATCCAGATGTTACGTGGAATCGAGAGGGTGCCGGACCAAAATGGTTTCAGGCAGCGGTGTATGGTAATCGTAAAGAAATTGTAGATATTATAGCAACGAAATCAAGAATACGATGAATGCATCAAGTGTTGATATAGCAGATATGCTTGTCTCTGATAGTGCCTTGGGCTTAGAAATAGGAGTGGATTTGTTTGTGGGCAAGGAACCAGCTCGTCCTCAGAATTGTGTCACCATTCGGGATACTTATGGTATGCCACCACAATTGACTATGGAGGGGCAGGGAATGGGATATGAATATCCTTCGGTGCAGATATTAGTACGTAATCAGGATTATCGTACAGCTGAGACTTTAATACATGATATAATGTTATCACTACACGGTCGGGCAAATGAAACGTGGAACGATACTTTATATACCGTTATTTATTGTGCCAATGGACCAGCTCTGTTGACATGGGACGATAACGAACTAGCTAAATTTGTTGTAAATTTTAATTTACAACGAAGGTAAGTTATTAACGTAATAGTTTAATTAAAATTAAAAAGGAGGTAAATTATGGCAAGTAGAGCAGTTGCTGGTGTAGGAACTAAATTTGGCAGATGGAACGGGTCTTCCTGGGATTATCTAGCCGAAATAAATTCCATCACCGGACCAACTATGACTAGGGATTTCATTGACGTTACGTCATTGGATTCAACCGGAGGCTATCGTGAATTTATCACGGGCTTTCGTGATGCAGGTACAGTATCACTTTCAATGAACTTCACTCGGGAAAGTTATGACCGAATGCTGGAAGATTTTGAAAGTTCGATAGCCAGAGCTTATGAAATTATTCTTCCTGATGTAGATGTCACTAGCTTGGAATTTGAAGGATTGGTCACAGAGGTGCCTCTTTCTATTCCTACAGATGACAAAATTACTGCTGATGTAACAATCAAGATCAGTGGTATGGTGGTTATGAATTCAGGCACTGGTTCGGCATCATAAAAGATGTATAATTAATTTTTCAATCCTAATCAAGGATTTATTTTTAAATAACAAATAATTAGGAGGAGTTAATCATGGTAACTTTAGATCGTAAAGCATTATTAGAAAAAGAAAAAGTACAGATCCGCGAAGTGGATTTAGGAAATGGTAATTGTGTATATGTCCGTCAGATGTCAGGACGGGAACGTGATCATTTTGAGCAGTCGCTTATCAAGCAGGTTAAGAATAACAAGGGACAGGTCGAGAGTTATGAGCAGAATCTCGAGGACTTTCGTGCTAAACTCGTAGCAGCTACTGTATGTACTGCCGAGGGAGATATCCTTTTACAACCCAGTGATATTCCCACTCTGAGTAAAAACATGAGTGCTGTAACATTGGATAAGATAGTTAAGGAAGCACAGGACATAAATAAAATTTCAGAGGCTGATAAGGAGGAGTTGACAAAAAACTCCGAAGCCGTCCCGGACGGCAGTTCCTCTTCCGACTCTGTAGGGAATTAGGATACGCTCATCCGGACTTATTGCTGGATGAGCTTACTTCATCTCAGCTGAGTGAGTGGGAGGCATATAATCGTCTGGATCCCATAGGCACTTGGCGAGACGACTTTAGAATGGCGTTCTTAGCAATGACAATGACTAATTTGACAATCGATGTTCATGGCAAGAAAGGAGCACAACACGTATCAATGGAGGATTTCATACCTAATTGGGATGCTACTGCACCAGCAGAAGTTAAAAGGCAAACAGTAGAAGAAATGAAAAAGGTATTCAAGGATATAGTACAGTCACAGAATAAGAAGATGGGTATTCAGCCCCGAAAACCACCAGTTAAAAAACAATAGCTATGCCCGTAATAGGTCAAATGATAGCGGTACTTGGACTTGATGCAACAGCGTTGGATGCAGCAACCAAACGTATGTCGACGTTTCACAAGATCGTGGTACAGGAGACTATGGCTGCCAATAAGTCACTTCAAACTATGGAGGCAACTTTACTCAGCATAGATACCACCTTGAAGAAACTTGTGGTGGATGCATCGAAGGCTGGTGGTGCAATGAGTGCTATGAGTAAGACATCGGTATCAAGTTTTGATAAGGTGGAGCGTTCTTTAAAGACCACTGCCCAATCGTTACGTAGCTTTGGTTGGTTGGCCACCACGGTGGTTACCGTTCCCATAGTGATGGCTGGTAAGACGATGCTAAAGGCGTCAGCTGATTTTGAATATAGTATGGCCAAGATTGTGGGATTGGCAGGGGTAGGAAAAAGTACTGTTAAAGATTGGAGTAAGTCCATTCGGGAAATGGCAATGGATATTGGAGAGAATCCACAAGCTCTAGCTGAGGCATTATATTTTGTTGCTTCGGCAGGATTCAAAACCAGTAAGGCATTAGATATTGTAAAACAATCGGCTAAAGGTGCTGCTGCAGGATTAGGTGACACTAAAACTGTAGCAGATCTTACCACTTCGGTAATGAATGCTTATGGGCAGAATAATATAACGGCTGGTAAGACTTTGGATATACTTACTGCTGCCGTGCGTGAAGGTAAGGGGGAAGCCAACGCTATGGCTAAATCACTGGGATCGGTGATACCTTTTGCTGCTCAGTTAGGAATATCGTTTGATCAGGTAGCAGGAGCAACGGCAGCCATGACCCTTTCGGGGGCTAGTGCTGCCAATGCCACTACTTACTTGCGTAATATCCTTATGAAATTGATGCACCCCGCTACCCAGAGTGAGGAAGCCTTACGACAGATGGGATCGTCCACGGCAGAGCTTCGTAAGCAGATAAAGGAAAAGGGACTGTTGTCGGCATTGATTTCCATACGGGATATGAGTGCCAAGTGGGGAGATGAGATGATGGGCAAGGTCATTCCCAATATTCGAGGTATGTTGGCGGAATTGATGTTGACGGGTAAAAACCTTGAGTACAATAAGTTTGTAATGGATCAGGTAACCAATTCTGCTGGATCTCTTGCACGTGCGTACGAAGCAATATATAATACCACCCATCAACGTCTCAAGCGAGCACAGGCGTCGTTAAACGATGCTATGATCATATTTGGTAATACCATTAAGGATCTTATTGTACCGTGGTTGGAAAAGTGGGCTGCCCGAATACATGATCTTGCCACATGGTATGGTGAGCTTGATAAAGGGATGCAAAGGGTAATTACAACCTTTACTGGATTTGTAACTGCAGCAGGACCAGCTGCCCTAGTTCTCAGTACCTTTGCATGGGGATTACGAGGAATAGGAAAAATACTCAAACCGATCGTAACAGGAATTTTTATTTTTGGCAAGGCTGTTTTAAAGTTTTTTGAATTAACACCTGTTCTTAATTTCAGTAATGCATTAGCAAAATTATTTAATGTTGGTAACAAGTCCATGGCAGGTTTTGTTGAAAAACTAGCATTTTTGGGACGCACCCTTACAGGACCATTACTTCTAGCAGTATATGTAATTAAAAAACTATACGATTGGACAGTAGGATATAAGAATAAAGTTGTTGAAGCAGCCAAGGCTAATGCTGATTTTAATAAAACCTTTGTAGATATAAATGGGGAGTTAAAGAAATTAACAGATCTTAAATCACCTGATTATGCAAGTATGTCTACTGATCAGTTGGCTAAATATAACACATTAGCATCTGTTGAGTTGGCCAACCATCGTGCCAAATTAGCCTTACTGTATGAGCAATCCGGTGTAA